GGAGGCAGGCGTAGGCAGGGTAAACGTACCAGCGCCGCCGTTCCAGATGTAGCACGAGGCCCTGTCGGCCGCCACAGCCGTATAGTTAGATGAGAACGTTACCGTACTGTGCGACTGGTTTAAGGTCGTTGAGATAGCCTTTAAGCCGTACCCGGCTAGTACCGCCGCATCAGCCGATGAAGTCCCGGCGCCGAATTGGAAAACGTTCCAGGTGCCGGCCTCGTCAGCATTGTCTGTTACGTAGATATACTGCGCTTCCCCAGGGGCAATCGCAACAATAGTCCCGCCATCAAAGTCGGTTACTGTAAAACTAAAATTGCCGACGTTGTAAATCATCGCATCAGTGCCTACCGATGTCTGATTCGCCGGCGGCATGATCAAGTCCCACCCAGCCTGGTCAGGCAGGACGTCCATAATCCTTGCAGCCGCACCGTCAGCCGTGGTGCCGTTAATTGGCCACTCTAACTGTAGATCCGCGGTTAATTCTATGTAGCGATAAGAAACGTCCGTCGGCTGGACTACGTTTCCTGTGAAGGGGCTGTTATATGACATAGTTAGGAGTCCAATGCGACGGCCTGACGGTCGGCTATGCGCATCGCATCCTCGGCCTTCAGAGTGTTGATAATAAGGTCGTACTGAGCCTGCCACATAGGCATTCGGTCATCGTTCTTCAAGAACGGCATCGACTGCAGTAACGTCCCGTACAGCATGGCCTGCGGGGCATAGGTTGTGAACCAATTAACCTGGTTAGTTGAGCTCAACGGCTGAACCCGCTCGTAATAGATAACCTCGAAGTTATAGTCAAGGTCAGGCGTCGGCGCCACTAGCCAATGGGTGTAGTCGTAATCAGAGTAAAACTTCGGAACTTCCGTCTCGCTAGGATTCGGCCAGTACTCCCGCAGGTACTCAGGCTTGCGCAACAGGACCGGATACCGGTTGTTGGCCACTGTCACGTTCATGGAGACCGTCTTGTGCCACCGGGCAGGCTTATCAATCACAGACTGCGTAGCAATCATCTGACTTTCCTGGACCGTCAGGTTGCCTAGAAACTTGATCTGGCTGGCGATAACCTGCTCAGCTAACATAATAAAAGTAGGAATCTTGTCTACCGTGGCGGTATCAGTCCGCTCCAGGTAGGAGATCACGTCAGCCACTAGGCTGTCATAGGTCATCACAACTGCGGAGGTCATGGTACTTTCCTTAAACTTTCATAGACTTACGGCCATTTTAAGGTCATGTTGCAACTATGTAAAACGTGTAGTTATTTGGCCAAATACCGGAACCGCTCATCACCTCGTCTAGTAACAAGCCCCCTCAGTACTTTTCCACCTGCCTTCGTAAACTTCAAGAATTCATTTGCGGCACCCTCGTAGTCACCCCGGTTATGCTTCTGCCGTAAAGTGCTCCGCTGCAGGGTGCCTAGCCCAAGGTTGAAACTAAAACTGACCAGTGCGTCAAGCTGCCCTTGAGTAATAGGACCAGGGCAATACTTGGATACGCCTCGGATAAACCTCTCAAGATCCTTAGAAAGCACCGCATCAGCTTCCTCCATCGTAAACTGTCGATTCCACCCCTCCGGTATCGGCAGAGACTTCCTCTGCTCTAACGGGATCCTTGCGTGGTTCGGGTCGCATACATGCCCAACAAGGCATGTCCACAAAAGAGCCGGACAACGGTAGGGACGAAGCTTGATTCCTTCGTGGTGCTGAATCATTTTCAAGCATTGTGGGCTGACTTTCATTGTGGGCACCTACGCTCAAAGTCTTTCCGCTTTAGTATCAATTGGCTGTAGCTTGTCTCTGGATGGGCGGTTGAATACTCCCTCTGTGCCGTCTCTACGCAATCTGCGTGCTTATCCGCGCAACCAAACATATGGAACGCTATAAGAATACACAGCAGAACCAGTATTAATAGGCGTGTCATTTGCCAAACGCCCGGCCCCCGAAATGGAAGCTTATTATTGCGGCAAACAAGGCTTGCGTCTCGTCATCCCAAAGCTGATCTGCAAGGATGTCAAAAGATACATTATTATTAATGCCGTGAATATACAGACCGACATCAATGGCCACTAGCAGAAAAAAGAAGCCGAACGTGATAATCGGGCGCACACCAGCGCGGAGGTTCTTCATCCACTGGCTGGTGCCCTCGTTCAGGCTTGTGTCGTGGGCATAGATAGCCTGCATTTCAGCCTGCTGGGCACCCATTAAGGCTTGCTGGGTATCCGCGGAGGATTGGACCCTAATCTCGTCTAGCTTGATGTCCTCAATCTTCGCCTGGGCAGCATAACCAGCAGCGGCTAGTTGTAGCTCACGCTCAGTCTGCATAGCGGCTAGTTTGAGCTCATGCCCTTTATCGGCACGGTCCTGGAAGAAATCCAAAACTTTAGGCAAGCCGCCCATCAGGAAACTTATCAGCGTAGAAAGTAGTGTCAGCATCAGTGTTTACCTCGCTCTTCCATTAGTTTGATCCGAACTTGCAGGTCGTGAATGTCGTTGTAGATTTCTTCTTTCATGGCATGGCGGCGCTCTGCACTTAACGGGCTGTCAGTTGGCACACCCTGCGACGTAATCAAAGCAGGCATCTGACCCTCGATCTTGGTTAGGCGTTCAGAGAAACTACCTACCTGCCCAAGCAGCCAAACGATTGCGGATAAAGCGATGGGGATTATCGCCTTCATAATGTCTTGCATGTTCATTCATCACCCCCGTGCCTAAACATCCACCACACTGCGTACATAATAAAGCTACTAATTGACACGCCCACAACGACTGCCAGCCACTCTTGAATGTTCTGAATCCGCTGCTCTTTCTTGCGTTTGATGGCGTATGCTTTTAGCCGAATCTGCCGGGCTTCTTCCTCAAGGGCATTCTTGCGCTCTTGGATAATAGCGTCCCGCCGTTGGCACATCTCTTCGTACAGACCAGACTCGTTACCGGAGCCGTAAATTAAAGCCTCACGGAGCTCCACTTCCATCTTGAACATCTGGCGCGACGCAAACATCGCATCAAGCGCCTCGGCAGTAGCGTCCTTCTGCTTACCAAGCTTCTGGTCATGCTCCTGCTGTATTACCGCAGCCTGTATCTCACCCTGCGCCGTAAAGAAGGCGCTAATGTCGTGGTAGCACTCCTGTACCTCTTTACCGAGGGCGATTGCCTCTTTTACGCCAGCAACTGCCGCCTTTGCGACCGCGAAGGCCGCCCCAATTGTGATCGGATCCATATTTCACTTGTCGGCCTTTCCATCTAGTTTGTCGAAGATCTTACTCAACATTTGCTTTATGTCATTGATGTCAGACTTGTAATCATCCCGGTTAACGTAAATTAAGGGAAGGTCAGACATCTTGTCTTCAAGACGCGTAATAGAGCGGGTCATGCTGTTGATGAGCCAACCCCCAAAGAAACCAGCAGAAGCAAATCCAACATTAATTAAGAACTGAGGTTCCATGCTTAGCCACCAAAGGAAACTACCGCCATTGGGGCACCAGAGAAGGTGCCGTCAACAACTAACGCGCCGCCGCCACCAAAAGATGCACCAACAAAAGCCAAGAGTATGCCGCTCATTTAGAACCCCACTGATATAACTACAATATTGTCGTCAATAAAAACAGCATTTGCTAATGATCTAGGAGGAAACTCTATGAATGCCCTTTTCTTTGCGCGAGAAGAGCGGTAAGAGTTTTCCACTAACGAATGAATAGAGATAAACTCATCCGTATTGTTAAATAATATTATCGCATCCCCCTTAGAGAACACGCTACCAGGGAGAGTAACTACACCTCCCTGATCTATCCTAACGATTTTATTTGCATCCGTTTTGGATAGCGTATAACTCATGGTTTAGGATACTTTGCCTTAACCGCCGCAATCTTAGCCGCCATTTCTACCATAGCATCAGCGCCCTTCCACATTGCGTCTAACTGATCTGCAAGCGTAGGGTACGCAGCACGACGACTCGCGTAATAATCAGGATTATCAGCACGGACAATCTCGGACTTATCAATAGCGACAGTCTCAGCGCCGTTAATGCCCTCAATCTTGCGTGTCTTAGGTGTGAGAGCAGCCCACAGCGCTTCTTTGGCATCAATCTCAGCCTTAACACGGCCTTCTGATGCAGCAATGTAAGTAGCCAGATCAGCGTCAGGTGGCACAAACGTCATCCAGTCATACGTCAGACTGTTATGCTCAACCTTCAGAATGGCGATAGCCCGATCTTCACCGGTAACGCCAGACTGCAAACCTTCTAAGGAAATCATTTTACTGCCTCCAATCTAAAGTTCTTACCCGGATGCTGCCCCGTTACAGGCAGAATCTTAATGTCTTTAAAACCTACCGCTGTACACAAGTCACTCAATGACTTAGGCGTGTAACCCCACAGGTGCGGAGATAAAGCACCCTTCTCTTGTGTCTCAAGAGTAATACGATCTACGTGAGCGCCATAGATACACATAGCAGTCATGTGCTGATCTGCACCATCTTGCTCTAAATAATCTTTGCATAGGCCAGCAAGGTCAGGAGTCTCCAAAACAAGCATACCGCCCTCTTTCAACGTGGCAAGCCACTTCTCTAGGACGCTAGGAGCGCGATGCTGTGGAATATGCTCAATTAAATGGCTGGCAAAGATTTCGTCAGCGCACTGCTCTGGCAGATCTAACTTCATGATGTCTTGCTTAATGTCTGCGGTATCGCTGTGCATATCAACACCAAGATAGCCGGGCAGACGATCACGGCCACAGCCCATATTGAACTTGATAGGTTGGCCTTCTTCTAGCAATTTGGCGATAACAGACTTGTAGCTGCCAGTGCCTTCAGGTAGACGATCAGCCCAGCGACGGTCAATAAACTCTTTGTCATCCAATGTCAAAGGACGGGTAGGCTTGATGTTCGTGTAGTAGTTCTTCAGGTCTACAGAAGGATGCGCCGTGTATAAGCCGCTTGCCAAGTCCATATGCAGACATTGCACATCGGTATTAACTAGGAGCTTTGTGCCACGCTTATGCAGACGATGGACAAAGAAGTTGTCCTCACCAATAAACGGAATCTCGTCATTGATGTTGTTGCCAATGCAGGTAAACGGCAGGTCAGGAGCCTCATCCTTCATTGCTTGCAAGATGGAGATAGGAATCATCATCACATCCATGCCGGTCTGCCATGCCTCAATCAGTTGACCCGGATCGACGTTAGGAATAGTGATCCAATCCTTGTTGCGTACCATAATCATAGCGTCAGAGCATTTGATGTAGTACACACCTGTTACCACTGCGTCTGGGTTCTTTTCTGCGGTTTCGTGCAGCACCTTAAAGCCGTCATATGGGAGAACTGTATCCTCACCGATAAACAGCATGTACTTAGCACCAGAGGTCAGTGCTTGTTCTATAAGATAGTTACGGGCAACGTCAACTTTCTCGCCACCGATATGCACAAAGCCGTGGGAGAAGCCCATCAGGTCAATGTGCAATCCATCATATCCATCAAAATTCTGTGCTGCGGTTTCTTCCAAGTTACGACGGGGCTGTGCAATCAAGACGTAAGGCGCAATCGTCTTGGATTCATCGTAGATTTCCTGCATCGTTGTTATAATTTTATCGCGGTTGTACACGTATTTCTCCTTGGTTAAAGTTTATTGAAAAACGGGCTTAAAGCATAACCTACTTTTTGTTGTACGTTTGTGGAGATTTTTTGGCCCATAGTAGAATTATCTGGAACAAAATAAATATCGCCGTTAGGGGCAAGAATGCCGCTTTGGTAAGCACCACCAGCCGATGTGCGAACTAAGGAATATGTAGAAACAACACCGGTAGCAGATACTTTTTGCCCTCTATTTGCTGCATAAGGAACAAAATGGATGTCTCCATTAGGGGCAAGGACTCCACCGACATATGCAAAGCTTGTTGTATAAACTAAAGAGTAAGTAGAAACAACGCCAGCAGCAGATATTTTTTGACCCCTATTTGCATTTTGCGGAATAAAGTGAATATCCCCGTTTGGTGCTAAAACACCCCCCATGTATGCGTCTGCTACTGTGTAAACTAATGAATAAGTTGACACTACGCCTGCCGCTGATATTTTTTGACCTCTAACAGCAGCTTGAGGAACAAAGTGTATATCGCCATTAGCAGCAAGTACGCCACCATAGTAAGCATTAACTGTTGTATAAACTAAAGAGTAAGTAGAAACCACACCCGCTGCTGATATTTTTTGACCTACAGGCGCATTTTGAGGAATAAAGTGAATATCCCCGTTTGGTGCTAATACCCCTCCCATATAATTATTTGCTGTATAAACCAAGGAATACGTAGAGACTACGCCTGAAGAATTTATTTTTTGACCTCTGTTTGCACCAGAAGGAATAAAATGTATATCGCCGTTAGGCGCAAGCACACCGCCAGCATAACCACCTGCTGTATAAACCAAGGAATACGTAGAAACAACGCCAGTCAAATAATTTATTTTTTGCCCTATTGTTGAACCAAACTTAACAAAATGAATATCTCCGTTTGGTGCTAAAACTCCGCCTCTATAACCTGCGCCACTCCACGCTGTGTAAACCAAACTGTACGTACTAACAATTCCATTGGTACCATTGTTAGCATACGGCACACCATTCACTACACCTGCATCTAGCTGCTTCTTTAAGTTCAGCCACGCTACCAAGTCAGTACCTACTGAGCTATTGTCAGCCGTTGGCACAGTGCCTAGTGTGTTCTCTGATGGGAAGGTAACGAATACCGTCTTAGTGCCAGCAGCAAAGTTGACGAGAGCATCGCTGTTACTTGATTCAAATACCGTGGTGCGTGACAGCGTAGTACCAGACAGCGTAAACGTACCAATGCCCACCTCAAAGTCTGTAGCGTCAGTGATGCAGTAGTAAGTTTGGTTGCCGTCACCTATGTTAGTAAAATCTTGAAAGCCTACTTCCGCAGCGCCAAGCGTAAAGGTTCCCGTACCTGTCGTTGTGCTGGTTACTTTTACTCGGTCTTTAACGACATACGCCATAACGAATCCTTAAAACTTATTTAGGTATGAACTGAGGCAGGTATCTAAGCCAAATGGTATAGCAGGGCAGGTAGAGATTTTTTGGCCTACTGGTGCAACGTATGGGATAAAATAAATATCTCCATTAGGGGTAAGAATTCCACCGGAATAAGCAGTTGTTGTCGTATAAGTTAAAGAATAAGTAGATACAACACCAGCGGCTGATATTTTTTGACCTACTCTTGCCTCTAATGGAACAAAATGTATATCTCCGTTAGGCGCTAAAACACCACCAGAATATCCTTGGCTAATTGTATAAGCTAAAGAATAAGTAGATACAACGCCAGCGGCTGATATTTTTTGTCCTACTGTCCCTTGACTAGGCACAAAGTGAATGTCCCCGTTAGATGCAAGAACACCACCAGCTGATGCAGCGCCAAAAGTATAAACCAATGAATAGGTGGACACCACACCAGCGGCTGATATTTTTTGGCCTCTATTTGCTGCATAAGGAACAAAATGAATATCGCCATTAGGTGCAAGTACACCACCGGAATAAACAACATTTCCTGTATAAACTAATGAATATGTTGATACAACGCCAGCGGCTGATATTTTTTGACCCACTGGAGCGCGTAATGGAACAAAATGTATGTCCCCGTTAGGCGCTAAAACACCACCACTATATGGTGCATTTACATTCGTATAAACTAACGAATACGTAGAAACAACACCAGAAGATGATATTTTTTGGCCTCTATTTCCTGCTGCCAAAATAAAATGGATGTCTCCATTAGCGGCAAGAACGCCGCCACTATATGCACCATCTTGAAACGTATAAACTAAAGAATAAGTAGAAACAACACCAGTAGCTGATACTTTTTGACCGACTGCGGCAGAACTCGGAACAAAGTGTATATCGCCGTTTGGAGCTAATACGCCGCCACTATATGCACCGGCGGCTTTTGTATAAACCAAGCTATAAGTACTAACAATTCCACCTACATTATTGTTATTAAACGTCACACCACCGTTTACACTAGCCTGTAGATTCTTCTGGAAATTGTTAAATGCTACCTGATCTGTACCGATAGATGAGTTGTCACCTGTAGGCGCTGTGCCTTGTGTATTGATAGCTGGCTGTGGCACATAGACGTTCTTAGACCCTGCTGCCCAGTTGACCAACGCATTGCTGTTACTTGAGGATAGAACCTGTGTACGGGCTAATGTCGTGCCGCTAGACGTATACGTGCCGATGCCTACTTCCCAATCAGTACCGTTAGTGATCGTGTAGTAAGTAGTGTTACCGTCACCTATGCTAGAGAAGTCCTGATAGCCAGCAGTAGCCAAGCCCAGTGTAAACGTACCTGTGCCTGTAGTGGTGCTGGTTACTAATATGCGATCACGGATAACGAATGTCATAATTAGAATTTATTAAGGAATGAACTCAGACATACGCCGAGACCTAATGGCTGACCAGGATTCGTGGAGATTTTTTGGCCTCTATTTGCGTTACGAGGAACAAAATAAATATCACCATTAGGCGTAAGAACACCACCATGATAGGCTGCTACTGTTGTATAAATTAAAGAATATGTAGATACAACTCCTGTGGCAGATACTTTTTGGCCTCTATTTGCATCACGCGGGACAAAATGAATATCGCCGTTAGGGGCTAACACACCGCCTGAATAAGCGCCCCCCACCGTATAAACTAAGCTGTAAGTAGAAACAACGCCAGCAGCATTTATTTTTTGGCCTATACCTGATTCTAATGGAACAAAGTGAATATCTCCATTTGGCGCAAGTACGCCACCTATATATCCATTTCCTACTGTGTAGACAAGTGAATACGTAGAAACCACCCCTGCCGCTGATATTTTTTGTCCTCTATCTGCACCAGTAGCAATAAAATGTATATCTCCATTAGACGCAAGAACACCACCAGCATAAGCGCCTGTGGTTGTATATACCAAGCTATAAGTAGACACCACTCCTGCTGCTGATACTTTTTGACCAACCGGTGCGCTACTTGGTACAAAATGTATGTCCCCGTTAGGGGAAAGAACTCCACCTGTATAAGTACCTGCCGTATAAACTAGCGAATAGGTGCTAACCACCCCGGAAGAATTTATTTTTTGTCCTCTGTTTGCTGTGGCTGGAACAAAATGAATGTCACCGTTAGAGGCTAAAACACCTCCAGCATATGATTGAGCCGTATAAATCAAAGAATAGGTAGATACCACGCCAGTAGAAGATACTTTTTGACCTCTAACAGCAGTAGAAGAAATAAAATGCACATCGCCATTAGGTGCAAGTACGCCACCTATATAAGCTGTTGTTGTTGTATAAACAAGACTATACGTACTAACAATGCCATTCGTACTGTTATTCCCAAACAGCGTACCGCCTGTTACACCACTTTGTAGCGCAGCCTGAAACGCAGACCAGCCAGATAGATCAGTACCTATGCTGCTGTTATCACAGTTAGGCACACCGCCTGCTGTAGCCGTTGATGGATAGCCTACGATCACATCCTTAGTGCCAGCAGCAAAGTTGACTAAAGCGTCGCCATTGCTAGACTCAAAAACTTGTGTGCGTGAGAGAGTAGTGCCAGAAGCCGTGTACGTCCCAGTTCCGGTTTCCCAGTTAGTAGCGTCAGAGATCACATAGTAAGTCTGCTGACCGTCACCAATGACAGA